ACCTGCCCGGTGACGATTGCGTTATGCGCCAGCCAACTCCGCAGGCGATGATAGTCGCGCCGGTTCAGGGTTTCGGTTTTAGCGAGAAGCAGGATCGCTAGATAGGCGTTTACGTGGTGCGTCATCTCATATGTGGCCAAGGGATCGGCCGTAAGTAGCGAGTACGCGCGGTTTTGTAGGTGACGTGGGCCACTCATCGCGGTGTCGGAACGCTTAAATTTAGGTGTCGGCATGGCTTAAAGGTACGATTAGAGCGTGGCCGTAGTCAAGCAGGCCACTGATTTTGCTGGGAGAGTTGGCAATTTTCCGCAATTTACACGGGGAGGGCTGAAGTTTTCACGCGGATGCTCAATGAAATCAATTACTTGACATAATTTTCATTTTTACACGGCAAAACAGGGGAGCGTGATTTGGTTTTGGGTGGATTTTAGGCCGCCGAGATAATTTTATCTCACGCCCGCGCGCATACGAGCTTATACTTTTTTGAATGTAAATTATGTAAAGATGTAAAGAACCTAAAAACCCCTGATAAATCAGTGCGTTACTATTTACATTCTAATTTACACGGCCTGTTAGCTCGTAGAAGTGTAAGGAAATCAAAGCGGTGGCCGATCCGCAGGATTTTGATTTCCCCTCGTGGCCGACCGCGGGATTTTGATATGCAGTCGTGGCCTAACACGCCGGCCACGCGTCCGCCGCTAATTGCCAGCTGGCAATTGGGCAATAAAAAACCCCCACGCGTTTCCGCGTGGGGGTTCTGTTAGTGGCCGTTAGGCGTTGGCCGCCGCGCCGTTGGCTTTAGCAGGCGCTTTCGCGCTTGCCAAAACCGCCTTGGCGTTCGCGCGAGCGTCCGCCTTCGCGCCGTCGGCGACAATGCCAAGGGACCATTTGTCATATTCGGAACGATACTCAGTGAGGATCGTAACGAGACGCTTGGCCGCCTGATCGTTGCCGCGCATCAGGATCAGCGCGGCGGCGAGCGCGGGCTTAACGTCAAGCCCGCCTTCCGCGTCCGCGACCGTTCCCGCGCTCGCCGCTTGCGCGGCGACCGTGACGGGCTTCGCGTTGCTCGCCTTAGCGCCAGCCTTGCGACCGCGCTTGCTAGTCGCCTTTCCAGTGACGGAAGGCGCGACCATAGGCGTTCCGTCCGCCAGCTTGAAAGTCTCAAGCAACGGGCGAACGCGACGCAAGTAAGCGTCGCGGCTTTCCCCGGCGGACGGCGCAAGCGACGCGTCGCCGGTAAGCAACGCGAGCGCGATTACCTTAAAGCGGCTCATGTACTCAGTGACGCGTGCGTCATTGAGACCGGAACCCTTAAAGGTTTCCGCCAGCGTCGGGCGCATTTGCTTATCCCATTGGCCATAGGTCAACGGGACGCCAATGGCCGCCGCAATGAGACGCGTCCGCGCCACAAAGGTCGCGGACGCGCCTTCCGTTTCGACCGCCAGCTTGACGAAAGCCGTAGAGACCGCGAGCGCGGTATCAGCGGAAAGCGTCAAGGCGAGCGGAGCCGAGGCTTGCGCGACGTCCAAAGCCGGAGCCGAAACGGTGGAAACCGGAGCGGCGACCGTGGTTTGCTTCTTAGCCATAGTGTGTATCCCTTTGAAAAGATTGAACAAAAGAGAGGCTCGCAATTGCCATAGGGCAATTGCGTTCCCGTCACCTAAGCGGCGACGCACATAGGCCAGCCGCTCCCCCCGTTCCGGGGGAGGGTGTGAGCCTAATTCACCTTGTCAAAGAGCGCGCCGGACACACTTCGCCCGACCCCTTAAGTGTCGCCTAGTAGACGGGGCACGTCAAGCGGGGCACGCGTGGCGGGGTAGGGGGGCATGGGGCCAGGGGTGCCGGGTGGGGGTGGGTCGCTTAAGCACCGCTCTCAGCACGAGACCCCAAAAACCCCCAAGCGTCTAATGAGCAGACGTTAACGTAGCGTCACGCAAAAATACGCTTGACCCCCAAATCCCTCCCGGCTATCCAGATCAAACGCCCTGCGCATCCCACCCCCGCCGCCACCGGAAACGGTGGCCTAAGAGGAGGGAGCCGAAGGTTCCGCAAGGAACTCCAAGCCGCGCAGGGCGTACCCGCCTTGCCCTCCCCCACAAATCGTCCGAAGCTCCTCGTCCATGCACAGCATGGCCGACGTCCTCCAACCGCTGCTTCCGTGGACCCCCGCGCTCATGGCCCCACCGACCTCGTCCCCGACCCCTCCGATCGACGGCGACAGCCTCAGGGTCACCGAGGAGTACTCGGCCAGGAACGCGGCGCATCCGAAGGGCCGTGTCTCGCTTGAGGACATCGAGGCCGAGATCACCTGCGTCCACTACGTGAATGCCGGCGACGCGGTCGAGGACAGCGGCATGGACCCGACGTCCTCCGAGCGCCGGCTCACCCTGGCCTTCCTCTCGCTGGCCAATGGCTTCTGCGTGGTCGGGAAGTCCGCCCCGATGGACCCGGCCAACTTCGACACCGCCAAGGGCCAGAGGTTCGCCTACGAGGACGGCGTCCGCCAAATCTGGCCGCTGATGGCCTACTCGCGCCTCGACCACGCCCCGCGCGATGCGCGCGACGACGACCCCGTCCATGTCGCCCTGGACGACGAGGACGACGAGGACGACGAGGACGAAGACCTGCGCGAGCCCGAGACAGGCGACTGAGACCCCTTGAGACGCTAACGCCCATGGCTTAGATTAGCCCTGCGCGGTGAACGAGCGGAACGGCACAGCCCCCCCCGGCGCTTCGACCGAACGTACACCCGGACCCTGGCCGCCCCGGCGACCAGGGTCTATCTCTGCGGGCATGAGCCAGCCCGCCATGGCCTTCAGCCCGATCCTCTACTTCGACCCGCAGATGGTCGCCGAGATCGCGCTTGGGGCCGAGCATCCCCACGACATCGCCGAGCGGTACGGCTACGACGCGGTCGCCTACGAGACGCTGGCCGCCCTGCACTGGTTCGGGGAGCTCGTGGCCAGGAAGCGCCAGGAGCTTGCCGACGACGGCGTCCTGTTCACCGCCAAGGCCGGCATGATGGCCGAGGCCCTCCTGACGCGGCTGTTCCAGCAGAGCATGGCCGGCTCGCTCGCCGCGCCGCTGATGGTGGAGACGGCGAAGCAACTCTCCGACATCGGCCGGCTCAAGCCGGCCAGCGCCGCGGCCGCGGCGTCCGCCGGCCCGCCCTTCCAGATCAACATTCAGGTCAACGGGACGGACGTCGTCCGGTCCCACGCCCCGCAGGAACTCGTCCCCGAGGTGGTGGCCGAGACCGTGATGACCCTGGACTTCGCCCCCCAGCTTCCGCCGCCGCCGGCCGCCCTGAAGGTGCCCGACTTCGACCTGCGGCCGTCGGCCCTGGTCGGCACCCCTGCGGCGGTCATGGCCGCCACAGCCTCGCCTCCGGCTGGACCATCACGGTCCCTCGACACGCAGCCGGGGGCGAGTGTTGGCACGCCGATCGGCCTTCCCACGACGCGTCCCCAGGTCTAGGGTCCCCGCCTCGGAAAGCCTTCCCCGACCCAGCGACTGCCCCAGGTGGCCTCTGGAAACCTAGGAGAACCGCATGCCCGGCCTCAGCACCCAACTCCCCCCGCCCGGTCCCAAGCAGGTCATCGCCGCCGCCAAGGTCGGCGGGGGTGCGGCGACCGTCGCCACCGATCCCACCCTGATCACCGCGCCGTTCGTGAAGGTCGCGGCCGTGGCCACAGCGGCCGACAGCGTCACCTTGCCGATCACCTTCGGCGGCGACACCATCCTCATCCAGAACCAGGGCGCGGCCTCGATGACCGTCTGGGGCTGGGGCGGCGCGACCATCAACGGCGCGGCCTCGCTGGCGCAAGCCAATGGCCTCGGCGCGCTCTACGTGGCGTCCATGGAAGGGACGTGGACGCGCTTCCTCCAAGGCTGACACGTCAGCCTTGACCTCTCGCTAAGAGGTGCGCCCAGCCGCGCAGCGGCTGGGCTTTGTTTCAGTCTTGTGGATAAGTCCGGTCGGCATGACCGAGACCCTCGTCTATTCGCCGCCGCCCAGCGTGGCCGGGTTCTTCCTCGACGACAGGTTCATCGACCTGATCGTCGGGCCGATCGGCAGCACCAAGACCACCGCGGCGATCATGAAGATCGCCTACCACGCCTCGCAGATGGCCCGCTGCCGCGACGGCGTCCGCCGCTCAAAGGCGGTGTGGGTCCGCAATACGCGTGAGCAGCTGAAAGATACGTCGATCCCAGACTTCCTGCGGTGGTTCCCGGATGGGCTGGCGGGGCAGTTTATTCGGACAGACCTGAAATTCATGCTGCGCTTCGGCAACGTGGAGTGCGAGGTTCTGTTTCGGGGACTTGATGACCAGAACGACGTTCGCCGCCTGCTCTCCCTGCAGACGTCGTTTGGCATCCTCGATGAATTCCGGGAGATCAATCAGGCGGTCTATGACGCCCTGCAGGGCCGGGTCGGCCGCTACCCATCGAAGCTCGACAACGGCGTCGGGTGTGTCACCGATGACGGCCGCGAGAACAAACACATCTGGGGGTGCTCCAACCCGCCGGACATGGACAGCCATTGGGAGAAGCTCCTCTCCGATCCGCCGTCCAACGTCAGCGCCCACTTCCAGCCGAGCGGCCTCAGCGCCGAGGCCGACTGGCTAGAGTACCTGCCGCAGGACTACTACACCAACCTCGCCGAGGGGAAATCGCAGGACTGGATCGACGTCTACATCCACGCCAAGTTCGGGCGCACCCTGGCCGGCCTGCCCGTCTACCGCACCTTCAAGCCCGACTTCCACATCGCCAAGGCCCCGCTCAATCCGATCAGGATCATCGACCGGCCGCTGATCATCGGCATGGACTTCGGCCTCAACCCAAGCTGCACCATCAACCAGATCGACCTGCGCGGGCGGTTCCTGACCTACGACGCGATGACCAGCGACAACATGGGCATCGAGCGGTTCATCGAGCAGCAGCTGAAGCCCAAGCTGGCGTCGAAGTATCCGGGGTTCTCGATCGTCATCGTCGGCGACCCGGCCGGCCAGCAGCGCGCCCAGACCAACGAGCGGACCTGCTTCGACATGCTGCGCCAAGCCCGGCTGCACGCCATCCCGGCGCGCACCAACAACATCGCAGCGCGCATCGCCGCGGTCGAGAAGCAGCTGAACCGGCAGATCGACGGCGGCCCCGCCCGGCTCCTCTGCCCCGAGGGGGCCAAGCCGCTGATCGCCGCCTACCGGGGCGGCTACCGCTACAAGCTGAAGAAGTCCGGCGACGCCGAGGACATCCCCGACAAGGGCTCGCCCTACAGCCACATCGCCGACGCCGACCAGTACGCCGCCCTGCACGCCGACGCCGAGCAGGGGGGTAATCCCTGGACAGCGCGCCAGCAGGCGCGTCCGGTGCAGAAGGTCAACGCGCTCGGCTGGACGTGATAGGAGACCCGCATGGCCGTCAGCCCGTCCCCCTATGGTCAGCCCGCCACCGTCGGTCCCCAGGTCGGCCTGCCGGCCACGGCGACCACCGCGCCGGCCCCCTCCAACGTCGTGGTCCTGCAGCACCCGGCCATGCGCGCCATGAGCCTGGGAGCCCTGCAACAGCGCGACGCCGATGCGCGGTCGGCCGCCGAGGACCGGCAGGCCCAGCCGCTGATCACCG